GGTCGAGGAAGAGGAAGAGGAAGAAGACGAGGAACCGGGGATTCTGGGCGGTTCTGCCCACGATTTCGAGAGGGACGTTAACCCGATTACGCCGGAAGATCGGTATGACTGGGAGTGGGAGGACCGTAAGCGTGGGTTTGGATTCGGGTAGCTAGCACGTCAACTAGTTGCCGACCAATGAACTCCGTGTACGCAGGCGGTATTGCCTCTCGCAGCTCCTGGCGGGACATCCAGCTGATGCCCATAGCCACACGGGCCTCCTTGACCCCGATGAAATTGCCAACGACGTGCATGAACTCGTTGGGCTGGGCCTTACGCCCCATCTTGGCGAGCTTAAACAAGTGTTGCGAGTGCTTGGGGGCAACAAGGTCAATGTTGGATTCAAAAAGCCGGTGCCGGTAGGTCCGCAACTTGAATGACGCGCCACACAGCATGACCGTCCGGTACATGGGCGCACCCTCTACGTTCTCCATGACCCACGGCTTGCCCGTTGCCACCAGTGCCGCCCGCGTTGCAGCGGCAAGGTCGGGGTGGTCGTTATTGCGGATTCGCTGTGCATGGCTATACGCCTGGCAGGGCGGTGAGGCATGGATTGCGTCGAAGGAGTCGCCGTGCTTGGCAAGAAACTCCAGAGCGTCACCCTTGTGGAACTCAAAGGGGTAGCGCGGCTGCGCCCGTATATCTACGCCGGTTACGGAGAAGCCCGCGCGGCGATAGCCCATACTGCAACCGCCCGCCCCGCTAAAGAGGTCTAGCAGCTTGTACACAGCTACGGCTTGGGGACGTAACCCAGCGACTCGTACAGCGCGCGCTCCGCAGCCAGGGCTGCGTCAGCAAGCTCCTTGACCCGCTGCTCAGCGACAGCCTGCGCCTCCTTGGCGGATTCAAGAATGGCGCGGTGGCCCAGTCCCATAGGTGCGCTTCCCTCACTGCGCAGGAAGGCCAGCCCATCTTCAACTGAGCCGGTGTCGGGCAGGCCGCACTCCTTGCGCAGCTCGCGCAGCTTACGCTCCACCTCGGTCTGGCCGGTGTTGTCCACGCCGCGCATTTTGTTGAGCTGCGACTGCGCTTGGGTCAGCACACCCTGCACGGCCTCGTTACCCTCAGCAAGGGCAAGCGCGTGGGAGATGGTCTTGTCCAGGGCGGCGGCAATGCTCAGGTCCAGGCCCTTTTGCTCTTCCTCTTCCTCTTCCTCTTCCTCTTCCTCGTCGTCCTCAGCGAAGGGGTTTTCGGAACGCTTTGCCTTTTCCTCGTCGTCCTCGTCCTCGTCGTCCTCGGCAAAGGGGTTGCCTGAACGCTCGGCTTCCTTGTCGTCCTCGTCGTCCTCGGCAAAGGGGTTCTTGGAACGCTCCATGTCCTCATCTTCCTCATCGCAGGCGGCGCGGGCCTCTGCACGCACACGGTTTAGGTTGGCAATGGCGCGCTCCACCGTGGTGCTGTCCAGCTTGCGAAGCTCCACAAGCTGGTCGTGGGAGAGCTGGGCCAGCGCGCCGACTGCCCCCTCCGACAACTTGACGCGGGTATTGGGGTTCATCCCGTAGTTGACCACTGACACGTCACCCTTCTGCAAACTAACTTCGTTGATTGTGCGTTGGGTGTAGTCGTCGTTCCATGCCTGCTCTTTGACCTTGAACGCAAAGCTCATCTCGTCCAGGTCACCCCGGCGCATTTTCGGTAAAAGCGACTGCACATCAGGGTCGGTGGGGTCCAGCCGCGCCTCAACCAGCAGACCGCGACGGTCGGTGGTCAGCGTCATGGTCCCGCTCTTGGTGCGGGCCAAGGGTGCCCCGGTGTGGTTCAGCAGCAACATGACATCCGGCTGCGCTTGCAGCGTCTTGTCAAAGCTGCTGCGCTGTAGTTGCTCGACCCAGCCACCCATCTCAGGACCGCCGTAGCAGTCATAAGGCTCATAGGTCGCGGCGTACCCGCGCAGGATGACCTGGCCGGTGGACTTGTCCTCGCGGAACTCCAGCGGGGTGGCCCCACTGCGTTCCTCGCGCACATCGAGGATGCGGTCACGGTTTTTCGGTGCAGTCATTTCAGCTCCCACGTCCCGATAATCTCATTTACTTTGCCGTTATGCCCACAGGTTTGCCGTTACGCGGTGGGGTTTTCTCTCCGCCGGAGATAGTTTTGCCGGGAATTCGGCCGATTTCCTTCAATTTGTCGGCAATGCTGTCACTCGGACTCTCACCATTGACAGGCTTCTCGCCTGTCGGGGTCGGCACCTTAGCGGCAGCGTCGTACGGGAACTCCGACAGGTTGGTGGGTTGCAGCAGAATGTCGCCGCCCTCCACGGGGTCCATTTCTTCGCGGGCGCGAACCTCATTGGGGGTCATCCAAGTGCCCTGGATGGCGGTCTTGTAGGCGTTGTATCGACCCTCTGTGTCACCGCGCAGCAGTGCGTCATAGTCAAAGCGCACGAATTGACCGCGTGGCAGCAACGACGAAATCTCAGACTCAATACAAGCGGTCCAGGCGCTGAAGGTGTAGGTGACGGCACCCAGCGTGATCTGCTCGACACCGGTACCCCAGGCAGTTGTCTCCTTGGTGTCGCCAATGAGGATGGGCGGCACGCCGTACATCATGCAGATTTCGCTGCGCTGGAATTGTCGGGTTTCCAAAAATTGCGACTCTTCGGGCGAGATGGACAGTGTTTCCCACTTAAAGCCGTTGGTCAGCACCGCAGGCATACGACGACCGCCGTGGCTGGCAATCCAGTTTTTCTGCTGCCGCCGCACGGTTGGCTCATCAAGGTCTTGGTCGGTAGACAGCACACCGGACGGGTTGGCCGACTCCTTGAAATACCGGTAGCCATACTCTTCCGCAGACAGGCCCATTCCGATGGCAATGGCAGCCTGGCGTATGGGGGACAGTCCATAAGGCTCTCCCGGCATGGTGAACCTGCGGATATGCACAATGTCCGTGCTGTCCACACGCTCACCCAGCACCCGGTAGATGGGGTCAAACCACATGGTGATGTCGTTACGCATCTCCATTTGGAGAATGTCGGGGTGTAGGGGCAGCAGCGCAGTAGGGTAGCCATTCCGGTCACGGGCGGTCACATAGTGGAACGAATTGCCGCGCAGTGCCATTGACGCAACGACCATCCACTTCCACTGGAAGAGGTCAAAGGTCGGATATGGCTGTTGCAGCAGGACCGGCTGGTTGGGCAGCTCTTTAGGTGTGCCGTTGGAGTCGCGGCGGTACGCCTTCCACGGCAGTGCGGCAATGGTGTCGGCAAGTAGCCGGACGCAGGCGAACACCGTCATGTTCGCCATTGCGCGATGGGTGCCCACGTAGTCGTCCAGAAGCCCACCATTGGCCCCTGGTGGTGGAACAAAAGCACTGCCGCTGGCCGACAGAAACCGTTGCTCATTCCCTGACGGCCCCTCGCCGCGCGCAATTAACCTGCCGAGGATGCTCATATGGTCGATAGTCCCACTTTTTAGTCTCCGTAACCCACGGCGACACCCAATAAGACCAGGAGCGCACCAAGAAGCATACTGCCTAGCCACGGCGCGACGAGAAACCCACCGACTGCCAGCGCGCCGATACCCAGCAGCTCCAGCAGTGTCGAGATGATGCCACGGGTGTCGAACTCAAAGCGGCTGACCTGCTGCTTCTCTACCTTGGCCGGTGGCACAGGCTTGACCGCCTGAGACTCTTCATCCGACGTGGCGTAGAGCCTATTGAAAGGCAGGGGACGGTCGTCGTCGTCTTCCTGGGTGGCGTAAAGCCGGTCGCCGCTTAAAAATGTCATCTCTGATCCTTACTCCAGTTCTTTCCATAGGTCGGCACCCTCTTGCTCCCACTCGCGCAGCGTATCCTCGTCGGGCCACAAGTGAACCTCTGGCGGCGACTCCGGCGGCGTGGTGGCCAGCCATGCCGCCGCTACGCACGCGATCAGCGGGGACACGTCCACGGGGGAGTTGCGGCGGTCGAACACCCACGCCTCACCCACGTTGCGGGCTACACCGCTGGCGGCAGCACGGTCGAGCAGGGCCGCAGGGCGGTGGTAGATGCGGTGTTCAACGATCATGTCGTAGAAGTTGGCGCACCCCGCCGCGACCTCATTGCCCGGTCCCCACGGCACAACTTTGATCCCCGCACGTTCAAGCTCATCAATCATGCCCGACGCGGGGGCACTGGTTTTTTG